ACCGCTTGAACCTGAAGTTCCTGAAGAACCACTTGAACCTGAAGTACCTGATGAACCACTTGAACCTGAAGTTCCTCTAGTTCCTGATGAGCCACTTGAACCTGAAGTTCCTGAAGAACCACTTGAACCTGAAGTTCCTGAAGAACCACTTGAACCTGAAGTTCCTGACGAACCGCTTGAACCTGAAGTTCCTGATGAGCCACTTGAACCTGAAGTTCCTGAAGAACCACTTGAACCTGAAGTACCTGATGAGCCACTTGAACCTGAAGTTCCTCTAGTTCCTGATGAACCTGAACTACCACTTGTTCCTGACGAACCGCTTGAACCTGAAGTACCTGATGAGCCACTTGAACCTGAAGTTCCTCTAGTTCCTGAAGAACCACTTGAACCTGATGTTCCCGATGAACCACTTGAACCTGATGTTCCACTAGTTCCTGAAGAACCTGAACTACCACTTGTTCCTGAAGAACCACTTGAACCTGAAGTTCCATTAGTACCTGAAGAACCCACAGGGCCAGGTGCACCAGCTAAGTTAATGTCCCAACTACTGAAAGAACCTGTACCGGTATTATTACTTGATGACAATATAAAAGCTCCCGTAATTGGGTTGTATGACGATATTGTTGCTTCAAATCTGTTTGTGGAACTATTTGCAACAATAACAGTTTGTCCGATTGAGTAGGCCAACCCTGTACCACCCGTTAAATAAACTGTGGTTGGATGCGTTGTCGGAATTGATATTAAAGTAGTTGAAGTTGTTGCATATTTATCACCGCTAAGTCCACTTGAGCCTGAAGTACCTGAAGTTCCTCTAGTCCCTGATGAACCACTTGAGCCTGAAGTACCTGATGAACCACTTGAGCCTGAAGTACCGTTTGTACCTGATGTTCCACCACCACTTGCGGTAATTCCAGTAACTGATACAACGGAACCATCACTATTATATAAACTTAATGTTGATGTTCCCGAAAAATAAGTACCACCAGTTAAATAAATGTCAGTACCACTAAATTTTCGCCAATTAGCATTGTTTCGGGTGTATCCACTTATATCTTCAATTGTGTTTGCCGTCCAAGCTGAAATAAACGCAATTCCTTGCGGACTATTTCCTTTAACTTGTGTACCAAATTCGGCGAAAACAACTGTATTACCACCGGTACCTGTTGCACCAGTCGCACCACTAAATAACGATTCGTAATTATTAATATGAAATTCGTATGTTTGGTCTGTTTCGTACACATAAACCAACATACCAAGTTTTCTTCTTCCTGATGATATGTTGTCAGAATATAATGTTAAAACATCAGGAGAATAAGACGCACCTGTGCCTTTAATTAAACTAATAGGGATTGAATTACCACTATATTGTACAATTCCTGTTGTCCCACTTGGGATTGTATAATATAATTCGTTGAGGCTATAGACCTCCATATGACCACCAACACCTAAATTACTAAAATTTGTCCCGAATTCATCAATTCTACGAACACTTTCAGGCCCATTTAACAATTGAGGCGATGTCGGATTTTTATACGGAAATGTTCCCATTAACTATAAATACATTCACTTAAAAATTATCCAACACTTTCGCCTTTAAAATATATTACGCCAGTATTTGCCAATCTGAAATTAGTACCAGGATAAGTTGTGTAAACCCTATATGTTGTTTTTGGTATTAAATCACCCGTATACGTAAATGTGTTAGTTCTAATTGTTGACTCTGTTGATACAATAGTTAAAGGTGATGGTGATGATGTACTATAACCGATAGTTAATTGTGTTAAATTATTTGTTAAACTAACAGGAATTATCCATGTGTACCAAGCGTTTCCTGATGTTGATTCACCAATGGTAACATCAACCGTTTCAAAATTATATGCAACAATTGGATTTCCAAATGCATCAATTCCTCCTGTAGTTTGCGGAACATCAGATGTAATAATTCTTGGAAATACATTATTTGTCCAACCACTAAAGTTAACATATGAATTCATATCGTCATTGAAATACGCAGGTGCCATACTCGGTTGGCTTCCGTTTGAGAAACCATAAAAATTAACACCCTGATTCGTCATCCATTGTCCAATTAATGATGAACCTGATAATGGTTCAATAAATAAAATTGCCTTTAACGCCATTGGTGAACTTGTTGGCGTTATAGTTGGTGTTGGTGTTAATGTCACCGTAATTGTCGGAGTAACTGTTGGTGTAACACTAATTGTCGGAGTAACTGTTGGGGTAACACTGATTGTCGGAGTAACTGTTGGAGTAACCGATGGTGTTGGTGTAACTGTCGGTGTAACACTAATTGTCGGAGTGACTGTTGGGGTAACTGATGGTGTTGGAATTAAATCATTACACAATATAATGTTTGAGTATGTACACCCACTAGCATCAATAATAGTTAATTTGATTTCAGGTGCCATACTAAATAATGTAGGAACTGTAATAGTGGTTGCGGATACTATTGTAGATATAAAAGTATTATTGTTACCGTATATATCACTAATGTAAACATTGTATGGTGATGTTCCGCTTAAAGTATTAAATATAATTTGACCCATTTAAGTTTGACAAAAAATGTTAAAGTTTATTTTTATACCAACAATAAATTCGGACTCACTTAAAGTATTTTCAGTACCATTACAATATGATTTTACTAAAACACTATTTGTTGTCGGATTTATAACGTAAGATGCAACACCTGTGATACCTGATAATATCCCTTCTAAAGCATCAACCCAAATTGATTCTGTTGGTACATCAGTTAATGTTGTGCCGGTGTAAAAAACATCCTCATAAGTATTACCACTTATTTCAATAGTCGCCGAATATGTTGCCGATGATAGAACACAATTAGTATTTCCTATGGTTAAATCATAAAATCCTTCATTTACCATTGTGGTAAAATCACGTTTATTGTTTGTAGTTATATCGAACCCATTGTTAATGATTGGTATAACTTGATACCCACCAATGTATTGATTACATGGTAATACAACACTTCTATTTAATGTACATCCACTATTATCACTTAATGTCAATGTATAGGTACCACCAGTTAAACCACTTAAGCTCGGACCATTCTGATTATTAGGTACATTGTTGGACCATAGATAACTAAAAGGTGGTGTTCCTGTAAACACACTAACGTTGATAGTTCCTCCCGAACCGCTATTACCACAATTAGTGGCTGTTAAACCAAAATCCAATGTAGATGAATTACCTACAGTAAAATTAGTATAAACAGAACAGTTATCTTCGTCTCTTACTTGTATTTGATATACGCCAGATGATAACCCATTAAATGTAACCGCTGATTGTGGTACATCTATATATTGTATAACTGGTACGTTGTTCTTTGTTAAAATTAAATCTAAAACACCGGTATATCCTGTTCCAACTTGGAGATAACAAGAACCGTTACTTTGACCACAACTTGTGTTTGTAATTGATGTAGTTAACTCAAATTTATCATTAGTAAATAAAGTAACAGTTTCTTGATAGACACATCCGTTAGTATTACTAATAATAATTGTATATGTTCCAGAGTCTAAATCTGTAAAACTTTGAACAGGTGATGTTGTTGTCACCGATTCCGTAGTTAAATCCGGTTTAACTATTGTGTATATAAACGGTCCGTTACCAATTACATTTAAATTTATTGTACCTCCACTTGCCGAACATGTTGAATTCTGTGCCCCTATCGATACTACTGAAAATCCAGCACTAGCTTGTAAATATGTACTTCCATTAACAGAACACAAAGCGGAGTCGGTTACAATAAACACAGCTGAACCCGGTGTGAACCCTGTAAATGTCGGACTACTTGAATATGTAACCAAAGTAGTTCCATTACTTCCCGAATAAAAATACGGTCCAGTTCCACCAGTTATGATTATTTTTACAGTTCCGTCAGCACTAAAACAACTCGGATTAGTAGTTTCAAACGAAACTACTTGTAACGCATCTGTTTTAACAACATCCGCAGATTTAGTCACACTACAACCATTCGAATCTGTTACTGTAACACTATACGTTGATGCTGTTAATCCTGTTATTGTTGTTCCAGTACTACCGTTACTCCACAAATATGTGAAAGGAGCAGAACCCGTTAATCCCGTAATTTGTAATTTACCTGTTGCTCCAAAGCAATTAGTATCATTAACAATAAAAAAATCATAATCAACAGGTGTTGATGAATTTACAATAACTGATTCTGAATATCCTGTACATCCACCATAATCACTATAATAAGCTCTATAAATTCCGGGGCTTAGATTAACAAACGTAACCTCACTATTTGTTGTAACCGCACTCTGAACTAAGGTAGTACCTGAATATAAATTAACATTTATTGGGAATGATGTTGATGCACCACTAATTGTTATTGTTCCGTTATTATCGCCACAAGTAGTTGCACTAACAGAACTAATATCTAAACATCCGCCACTTGATACTAAAATATTAATGTAATATTCATTATTAACACCACCTAACGAATCATTAACTCTAACATAATAATTTCCGGCATTTAAATTATTTTTTGTACTTCCACTTCCAAGATTAGGATTTAACCAAGTTATAGTATAGGGTTCAACACCGCCATAAAGTGATATATTAATAGAACCTTGACTACTGTTTGTACAATCGCCCGTTACTGAAAATTGATATTCAAAATTTGCCATTATCCACAAGAAATAGTCGCGTTTATCCCTACATTAAGAGTTAGTGTTTTGTTATTAAATAATTGCATACAACCTGAATTTGATATTATAATTCTTTCTGAATTAACATTATAATTTAATCCATATTGGTAAATAGTTGACAAGTAAGTATCTAAACCATCAATCCATTGTTGTTCAGTTGGAATACCATTTATTCCGTATCCTGTAAAGAATGGTTGTTGAACCAATATGGTATCGTCCAATCTTAAATCAATATACCAAATTGAAGTAATTGAATTGAGGTCACAATTTTGTAATTGATACCCTTGTAATGATACAACACCATTTAAAGCTGTGTATAACGCATCTGAGAACGAATCAATTGTTGAGCTTGTTCCACTCCAAGGTATTGTTGACCCCGTTATTGTTTCATCAATACAGTCGTAAGCATATAGAACACCATTCGCAGTACAAGGTACACATGGTACCGCAATGAACTCACAACCTCTTTGTCTTCTATACACATATTTTTGTCTATGAAACGCAGAATTTTCATATTTAATACCACCATTCCAAATTGTTGATGAAGGAATTACTTGTTCAACTAATTTCGTCCAGTAACTACCAATTCCTATTGAATAGTCAATCATTTTTTGGTAAGTGTATTTTGATGTGTCAATACCAGCCAGCTCTAATGATTGTAAATAATTCCAATAAACCAATTGGAGTGTTGGATATCCTGAAGATTTTCCGTCATTTGTAAACCATCTGTTTCTAACATTAATCATGTTATGATAGAATGATTGTGCAAACTCAGCGAATGTTTTTGTTTGCGGTTTTGGGTCAATTACCGTCCAATCAATATTACCAGGTGATGGATACGGATTTGTTAACCCACTATATGGAATAGGATAATCATATTCATTTGATTGTGACCAAACATCATAAGTCAATCCTTGACCAACATTTAAAAATAAATCAACATTTTTAACGTTTAGTGTTAAACTGTTATCTAACGATGTTGGTGTTGACTCATTTGCCAATGATTTATCATTGTCTTTATATGATTTAATATTAAAACCTAAACTACCCATATTTGGGAAGTTCCTATATCTTTGTAAAAATTGTTGTCCAAATGATGGTGCCAATTGTGTTACTTGTGTATTTGGACTTGTTCCTGTGAATGTTAAAGTTGAAACTTGTACAACATCTTCACTAACGTGGAATGAATTCTGTTCGTACCAACCTTGTCCTTGTTGGAAAAAGAAATTTGTTGTTTGGTCAGGTGTTTTAGGATAACCATCAGAATTAACAGGGTAATCAGTAATTGTGTAATTTGATGTTGTAGACGCTAAATTAGTTGTAAAAGCACTAAAAGTCCTACCTAAAATTTTATATTCAGAACCAGGTAAATAACCAGGTAATTGTTGTGTATATGTTCCACCCGAAATTTGAACGTATTGCGTTAGAAAATCGTCGTATTTTAATTTTCGGTCAACTGTGTATATTGTTTCATTAAATTCAATTAAAGCATCGGGTGCTCCAATTGTTCTCATTAAAAATTCAACAGATTTTCTTGTTCCTTTTGAACGGAATAAATGTGATGCGTTTAATATTAATCTTCTATAATATTCAAAGTTTAACTCAGTCGGCGTTTGGTCTCGAGTCCACCCATCATAAATTGATTTGTTTTTAACACCATATATTGATGTTAAAAAATCTTCATTGGTTATTGGTGATATATTCGTATCCCACCCTAATGTTTTTGCCAAATAAACTAACAAAGCCGAAGGTATGTCATTTTCAGGGACATAATCAACTGATGTCATTGTTGCCAATGAATCTATAAAAATTTTTGTCTCATCAAAACTTCTACCGTATATTTGTAATACTTTATCAACCTTTTGGTCTTTAGTGTCAAATTCATGAAAAGCATCAGTCGTTAAAAACCTACTAATTAAATTTGTCTTAAACGAATCTAATTGTTCACCATATTGACTCAATGTTTTTATATATGATTCATAAGCAATAGTTACAATATCTAAATTCCAAACACCCAATAAAGGCCAAGTTAGGTATTCATATGATGTGTAAAAAGTACCATTATCAGTTTGTTTGGGTATTTTAAATTGAGCGGTGTATTTTGGGACAACAAATCTGTTTAGTAAGAATTTTTCAACAGCGTCAAAATCATTTTCAAAAACCATTTCGGTTTTCATTTTATTTGGTCTAATAACCAAAGTATCAATTGTTGTTGACACACCTGAAAACGGATTGCCGTTAACAGTAATTGATATTGTCCCACCACTTATTGATGTTGATGGTGTGAACAATATAAAAGGATATTCTGTTGAGCCCGTACCTATGAATAAAGAATAATCTTTATAAAAAGTTGTCATATCCCTTAATGGGCTAACAGGTGTTGGTCTAAGTGCAATATTTCTAGCAGCATTTTCCGAAAAATCAATGTCAAAAATGTTTTTAATTCTTGACACGTTGATATCAAAACTAGTCACGTTTTCATTTTGATTGTATCTAATGTTGGTCGCAGTATTACCACTACTATAATCAAAATATATTTGGTCAACTTCAATTGAAGCCGGAAAAAAATTAATAATTTGAGTAACCGATGTTGAAAATCTTTTTGTTAGTGAGCCGTATAATGTGAAATTAGTTACTTCTGTTAAATCATAAGCAGGATAAACTTTTAGGTCTGCAGATAAAGCCTTTTTAGCTTCGTCAAGATTAACATTTAAATCATTTAAAGTAATTGGATTTGAAAAAACACCTGATTGATAATCTTTATCGATTTTTTCAACAACACCATAATTCCATACAAAATTGGTGTTAGTTAAACCACCACCTTGCGTAGATTGAAATCCGACCAAATCTTCATTTGGACTAACAAAACCAGCACCTGTATTTGGAACAACTATTTTACTCATTATGGTATGATGTTGTCAAAACTAACGCTAAAGTCAATATTATTATTTCTATCTTGACGAACTTCATACAACAAGTCATTAAAGTCACTTCTAATTTCAAACAAATTATATTGTTTGTAAATTCTGTTTTCAGAATCGTAGATAGTATATAACCCAGTTTCAATTGCCTTGGTTTGATTACCATAAAGAGCAACCGCAACACTATTTAAATCATATTCTGCCATTTCGATTTCAACTGTAAATGGGTTGAAAAATGTATTTGTTAAAATAACTTGTTGTCCTGGTTGTCCGATATATGGAACAGCATTTGGGTTATTAGATGGTGCACTTGATGGTGATACAGTTGCGAAAACCAAGTTTCTAGCACTTGGTGAATCAATATACCTATATCTAACAGAGTTAGTATTACCCGCGGCGGGGTTACTAACAACCGTATCAACAAAAAACGATGATGTTATAATTCTATAAAAATTTGGTATTTTTGTTCCGTCGGTATTTAAGTATTCAACACGATAACCAACCAATCCTTGTGATACAAATCGATTTCTAAATATAGATGGTACGTTATTGGTATCGATTACAACACCTTTTACATTAGGTAATGCTGACAAAACACCACAATCAGTTAAAGTGGTTCTTATTTGAACCGGTCTAATCATTAATGTGTAAATTCCAATCTTATTAAACTCATTTGCAGGTAACTTTAAATTATAAAGACCCCCCAATATTTCATTCGTATTACCACCTGTGTTTGCATTATTAAAATACGGTGTTAATATTTGAGATGAGTTAAGTTTTTTAATAATTGGTGTTGACGTAAAATCTCTTGACGGTGTATACACCATGATGATTTCTACATCTTCAGGTGCCATGTCGGCTGGGCGAGTTATACCATATGTTCCTAGTGCCATTTTATTGTTGTATTAATTTATTTGATTTTTTTAAATTTTCAATTTTCCATAAAGGTCTTAAATTGGTATAATAATTTAATTTGTAAATTTCTTTTTGATTCTTACCGTGACTAATTGGTATTATGTGGTCAATATGCCATTCTCCATAATTATCCCAACACATCCCATCTTGGAATTGTTTTTCAATATGTTGTTTAAACTTATCAATATCAACACCTAAACAGTCTAATGTATTTTTAGTTTTATTTTTGATAATATTACATAATCTAGCGCGTAAGTTTCCAATCAACCTAAAATTTAAATCTTTTTTTCTTCTATTTTTTTGATATTCACTGATATATTTTGGATTTTTTTTATGGTATTCAATTGAATAATTTTTATTTTTTTCTTTGTTTTTGCTATCGTATTCTTTTTTATTTCTTGATTGACACTCCCTACAATAGCTTCTTTTACCAAATTTACCTTTTTCTTGGTTATTAAATTCGGTTAAATCCTTAACTATATTACACACACTACAAGATTTCATATTAATAAATACTATAAATCAAAAAATCATTATTGTTCAGTCAGTTTAAAATATCCATATCCGTATTTTATAAGGTCCCCAAGATTGTCAACTTCACCTAATCTAAGTAAACTTTCTGTTCCTGATAATTTATCTCTGTTAATAAATACATTTGATTGTATTTCTGTTGCATTTACCATACCAATTAATATTTCTTCTTTAACAATTGGTACTGGTGTTATATTGTTTTCGGTCAATCCTGATGAGTTCGCAATGAACAACGTATACCCTTGTGGGAAGTCATAATATAAGGTATTCAAATAAGTATAACCAGTATATTCAGGACCTAAATTTTTTACATATCCAACTATTTCACCTTTTTGTATTACGGGAACACCAGGTATATACGGGTTTGGACCATATTGTTTTAATTGTGTTAATTTTGATTTTGTAAAACCTGACACCAAAAATGGTATTGTTGTATAATTTGAAGATATTTGCGATTGGATATTATTTTCACTATCACCTGTGAATATCCATTTGTAGGATACTGGTGTTCCTGACCAATACCCATCACGAGGAACAAAATAATATTCACCATTAGGATTATCAAAACTGACCTCAGTATATGGAATTGTTATTTTTTTTGTAGTAACCGTTGTACCCCAAGCTGCGGTACCACTTAAACTAACAGTATAAACCTTAGAATCGCCACTTGTCAGTGGTGCATAATTGTGTGATACGTATTCAGGATAAACTTTTGTTATAGTTTCAATTGGTTGGTTATCACCCCAGTCAACCCTATATAAAATATCCTGAGCAAGTATTTCAGATGTATTATAAAGATATAATGTATATGATGAATTTCCTGTTACACCACTATAGATAAAATTATTATTAATATCTTTTTGATATATTGCACCATCAAATCCCGAATAATAACCCATATCTTTATATGTTTGTGTAAACATTACGGGTATTGTTAAACCAGTTAAAACAGAATCACCGTTAGTTCCACCACTTAACAAATACGTTAAACCCGTCCAAGCGGGTTCGTTTCTACCACCACCATCAGGATATGGTACGTAAACATCAACCTTAGCAGATTCTAAAAATTCTTGAGATATTACTATATTATATTGTTCGGTCTTCATGGATTAACGTATTCATACCATTTAATTGGGTTATAATCAGTACCAACTTTAGTTAATGTATTTAGTTCATTATCTAAAAATACTTCATAAGTATAATCATCGTAATTCAACTTAAGTGTATAGTAAAAATAAATTTCCTGTGGAAAGTTAAATTTGTTTTGTAAATCACCCTGTGGTGAATTCATCATTCTTTTAAACCCACCAATACTAGCGTCATAAAATTTTGCCGACATATATAAAGTACTAATTTCAGGGCTGAAAAATTCAGGTGATTTTAACCAATAAACAAAATAACCTTCTTTATCACCCGTAAAATTTAATTGGTATTGTGGTGTTCTAATATTAACAGTGTTTAGTCCAATAACTGTTGATGTTGTTAATCCTTGTTGTGTTGGTAAAATTATTGTCAAAAGATTTTGCTGTGCTGAACTTTTCTTTGAGTCATAAAAATCAAGCTTAAAATATGATTTTGAAAAAACATCATCATAATAATAAATTTGTTTACTTGACAACCCATTTGCTCGGTAATCTGAAACCCACGACGTATTATTTGTTGTTGCAGTTATTGATGAATCAGTTGTTGCAGAATAAAAATAAAAATCGTAATGTGTACTCGTTTTTGGACTAACGTTTATTATTTGTGACTCCCAAGATTTATGTGAATACCTTATGGTCTCAAAATTATCTATAGGATTTATCGCCTTTTGAATAATTTCATTTTCAAAAACTTCAATGGTTTCATTAACACCATTCAAATCCCAAGTTGTTAAAATAGGTGTCTGTAACGCCAAATCAATATCTGTATTTACGTTTTGAAGGGGGTTATATCTTAATCTAAAATTATTCACAGAAGTCTTTAATTGGTTGAGCGGTTACCGCAACTGATTGATTTATATTACTATATGGTGTTGATTGTAAGAACAATATTTGTGAAAAAGGATAATGTGCATCATTTAAAAATGGATAATCAACACCTTTCCCATTTTCAAATACACCATAATCCAAAATTGTTCTCCATATCCAAGTGTTTAAATTTTGTGAAAAATATGCCCAAGATGGTCTTGTGTTAACATTTTGACCAACAGCAGTATTAATGGAATCGGCAAAATCTCTTAACTTAACAGGATTGTGCGGCGTATAAAAATAACCTGGAGGATTATTGCTTGTAAACATCTGTGTTTGATATAACGTATCGTTAAAGGTTATTTTATGTTTACAACTTGACACAACATATTCTGTTTGTTCAATATCATTATATTCACAAAAATCACCACTTAATACATCACCAATATTTAATGGTTGATTATAATAAAATGTATATTCATTACCGTTTGATACTTTATTGTATGAACTAACAGGTATTTCAACCAAGTTTTCACTGCTGTTTGTTTCCCACCAATCATCTAAACTATCAGAATGGAAATTAAATGACCAGCCTTTTTGTAATCCATATTTATCAGTTATGGTTGGTTTTGGTTTGTTAAACCATCCGTAATATCCTTTGTTTACAATACTAACAAACACGTTGGTAATCGGTTTCATGTTGTTATCAACTAAACCGTTAATATTTAAATCCTTTTTAAATGTAAAACTATATGATTGTGAATTTTCTTTAATTGAAACTCTTTGTTGTAGATTTGGTGTTAGAGCCGAGTATTCTAATTTTTGTTGGTTAGGAAATGGTACGTGTTCGAATCCCATTTTACTAATATCTGAATCGTTTTCATTTGTTAATACTTTATGTAACCTAACATAATATTTTGATTTACTTTCACCTGAATTTGAAATGTCACCAATTCTTTTGAATGTACCTGAAACACCATTAACAAACGTTGTACCTGTGTATCCCGGATTTATAATTGAAAAGCTACTGTTTCTATTATCAAATCCGTCTTCACCCAATAAATCAACCTTAAATAACTTATTACCATTATAATTAATGGACAATTCAACATATTGATAATCAGTCAAGTTATGATTACCCCCACATCTAAAGGTTATATAGTTTATCCCCCTTTGTACTGTGTTGATAATTGTAAAAGGTATTCCATCTTCAACCACAAAACTTAATGGTGTTCCATTAATTTGTCTGTCAACATATGACATTGTTTGTTTTGTATCAGATGAAAAAGGATAAGTTAAATAAACACCCCAATTATATGTTGAAGCGCTTTGCGGCTGTAAAATATTATGCGGGTTTTCAACATCATTTCTGATAAAATTAAATTCATTATATTGTGGAAGTCCCGCCCACTTTAATCCAAAAGTATCAGGAACTCTTTCAAAATTGTTAAACAAAATTTGATTTTTTTGTACAACAGATAATGGATTTGTCAAATATAAAAAGTTTTTGTACCCATCATAATCCGTAGTACCTGATATCACATTTGAAAAAATGTTTGATATTTTTCCACCTATTCTAAATGTTGTTGATGATTGTCTTTCAACTTCAGTTTGTTCAGCAGCATTTATATTACTAATTCGGTCTGAATCAATTAACTCTTTTCGGTCACCAACTAATTCAATAGGTAATGAAATTAATCTTTCAGATGCACCTTTGTATCTAAGGTTACCTTTAATAATTGTTATATCATTTTGAATATTACCCATTATATATTAATTAGATTTTTAGTTACAAATATGTCAAAAGCGGTTTTACCCTTTTTTAATCCAAAATAGAAATGATAAGGTGCACCAACAATAAATTTATTATTAGAACTAGTTGTTAAAAAACCATTATACGTAAAACCTATGACATTTCCATTTGAATCTTTTGATTGACTTGAGTTATAAATATATCCAGGTCTTTGCACTGTTGGGTGTGTTTCACTACTAGCAAAATATGTACTATCATTTAACCTATCAATACTCTGATACGGTGTTATGTAAAAATCAGATTGTTGTGTTGCCCAGTTGTTTGATTCACTACCAAAAATACTTGGTACAGGTGCGTTACCTTGTTTTATTTCCCATTTATACATAGGAACAATTTGCGTTTTATGACCAAATGTGTTGTATCCAAATTTTGTTATAGTATCAACAAATATTTCACGACCTGGTGATATATAATCTCTTGTAACGGTATCAGAACTAAAGAATACACCCACAACAGGTTTTGGGGTTGCACCATAAAATAAATTACCTTCACTATACGATTCGGGTGAAAAAGGTATAACACCAATTTCATTATTAATACTATTTAATTGTGCGAAATCACCGTCAATTTTTTGTGCCGGTCTACTAAATAATTCAGAAATAGATGAGTCACCCAAACTTAATAATCTTTCCAAAAAGTCTGCATTTGATAATCTACTAATAATAAAATACTGTATCAAATCACTAACACCCTGAAATGATGTTGCCTTTAATCTATCTGCAACATATCCTTGAAATTCAGGTTGAGCACAAACGTTTTTAATGATATTATCTTTAGGACCTAAATCCACAATGGTTGTTGGATTACCTAAAAAGTATTGATTACCAAAATTATCTGCAACTTGAGTATTTCTCATTCCAATAAATTGACCTGTGTTTTGATTAAATGGTGATGACCGATAGAAAAAAGAATTGTTTTCTTCTTTAAAAACAATTTTTTCTTTACAATAAAGATATGTTGGGTTTGTAACTTCAATTCCCGGATATATCTTATCATTTTGGAAACCAGGCATATATAGAACACCATTAATCCAATTGTTGGTAAATGTCATACCAAAAACATTTCTACAAATTGCAAATCCCATTAAGAATCTTGATTTCCATTCTGCAAATGATTTTAAATCATCACTAATTGCCAAATCTTTGGCAACTAAAGTATAACATCCATTTGTCACGATAGGATATTTTTTATCACCACCAGTATAATAAACAGAATCTTCTTTTGGTTTAACAGTCATACCTTTACCGGCAGTTTGTGTATACGCACCTAACGGAACAATTGTGTTACAATTAAAACTACTCATAACTGATGTTGTTCCCGTACCGTAACTATCAATCATGTCACCATTGTTATTTAGGTTAAAGTCAGATGCGTTTGAAATGGTCGCCCCAACATTAAGAACGTTTCCACTGTCCTCGACAATGTATGTTGAAAACGTTTTATTCTGTGCAAATACAAATCTATTATCAATGTTTTCTGATGTTGGTAATCTATCAGCTCTCATAACAATGTTTGTACTATTCGACATATTCAACTCGTTTGCAGTTAAGTTATAGTGTTCTGAAACATAGTCATTACCGCCAGCGTCATAAACATTTGGGTCGAGATTGTGACAAGAATACATGATGCTACCACCTTCAACATATTCATTTAGATAATATCCGTTCTTGTTGTTTTTAACAAAATCATTTCCAAAACAAAGTCCACCAAATATTGGACCAGGACTTTCAGCAACAACTAAATAACCACCAACAATTTTTCCATAACCCGGTGTTGCGTTTTTAAATCTAACATTTGTTGTTGAATCTAAATTTGAAAAATATAAATGTTTTTTAGTTTTGTATGGTACGTAATCAAATTCACCATTACCAACTGATGGTGTAAATGTATATGATGGATAGAATAAATTGGTTGAGCTATTGTTATTAGTTAATTGATTGTGTCTTGGTAAGACTAATCCTTCTTGAATAGGTATGTTTAATTTATAATTACTTTCAACCACCAATTCACCGTAGTTTAATCCTAACGGTAATGAAATGTCAATCTTTGTTGTTTGTCTTGATGAATATGGGTCAACACCCTTCATCGCAATAACAACAACTAAATTTTGATAGTTTTCAAATTTACTTAAAGGTGATATCAATTCAGGAGGTCGCTTTTCTATTGGGTTTCTATCGTCCATTTTAGAAAAGATTGTCATTGTGCCATTAATAACCCTACTAACAAAACTACTATCAGATAAAGTTTTATTATTAGTTAATGATAATACCGTGTTAACCGTAACCGCAGTAACAACTTGTAAATACTCAACATCAGATGCAAACGCATAACTGGTTACACCACTAATATATGAGTTTTGTACAATTTTAAAATCCTTATAACTAATCAACGTATCTTGATTGTCTGGGTCGGCATATGGTATATTAATAATATTATTACCATATGGAATTGTTGTACCTGTTTTTGTATTTAACTTCAATTCATTTGTACTAGTTGTTGCACTGGTGTTAACATCTGAAGTTGTCGCAGGATTCATAAAGGTAAACAATTTACCTGTTGTGAAATTTTTTAATTGGTCACTGTCCATTAAAAAAACCATTGGCATATCCTCGTAAAACTTCCACTCATTGTTAATGTTATTAATTGTATTAGCAGTATAGTTTGGATATACCTTAATTCTGTTTGTTCCACCACCAGCTGTTTTTGTAAAATAATGTGATTTTGTATTATACAAATTAATTCTTTCAGGTATTGGTAAATCGTTTCTGCTCCAAAAAAAATCGTTATTTGGATTATTATAGAATGGTGTTCTGGCGTAATTAGTTTTTTCAACAGTTCCATTACCAGCCATAACCTGACCATATCCACCATTTTCAATAGCAATTAAATTATCATCATCAGGATTGTCTTTATTAACATACGCATTTGATGAATTAATATCGGCCAATGGTGATGTGTTTGGACTGTCACTTCTTACCTTTGTGCTGATTTGAGTTTCACCACAATCACAAGTTGAGCAATCGGGATAGGTTATCATTGGTAATTTAAATGATGGGAAGACAACATCAATAAGTTGTTTAAAGAAAATACCCATTGTAACCACTAGAGCTAAATAAGCGAGTGACTTAAGACCCGCTGTCACCATCGCACCAAATGCTGGATATCCAGCAACAGCTGCCACACCTTCTTGGTACGCCAAATAAGTAAATAAACCCATTAATAGGATTAACAAATAAGGTGCAAAGTTATTCCATAAAAATTTAACAATATGATAAATTATTATTATTAACGCACCTGTAATACCAAGTATTTGGAATAAAATTGAAACTATAAAATATAGAAGGTCAAAGTTTCTAACCCCATCATTGATTGGAAACTTATTAACTTCAGAATCACAACTTCTGTCTAATATTTCTTTAATGGATAAGAATCTACTTCTATTTGTTCCTTTCCTATACTCATCAATTAGTTGTGCGGTTGTGTAAACTTTATTATAATTAAATTCATAGAAAAAATCTTGACAGCTAATTGCTTCATTTTTATTAGGATAATCATCCCAATCTAATGAAAAAGCATATGACCTTTGAAATAGTGAAAATTTATAATTGTAATTATTAAAATTAAGTGTTACAGTTTGTGGCGTTTCAATTACTACTCCATTTACAACATCTGTTGTTGTTTTCTTTTCAACCGTGATTTCTAATGTTTCATTTCCGTTTGGTAAATCAACCCATTTTGAATTGTCAACAATATTATTAATTTTATAAGATATACTTTTATATTCACCTAAAACTGAACTAATTAATAACGCTCTTCCACCTGAACCAAAGTCAGATGATGTAAAAGTTTTTGTTTCAATTAATTTGGTTTCATCACCAAATATTGGTGAGAATTCAGTTGTGTTACTTAATGTTGATGGGTCAGTTCCATTATCCCATCCATATTCTTTAACGTTTGGAACCAAAAAGTTTCCACGTAATAAACTACCTTTTGGATTAAAAGCCGAAAGATTTAATAAGTTTGGACCAATAATACTACTTGATGTTTGTATCGCACCAACTTCTTTTTCACCTTCATTTGTTTTAACTTTGAATCTATACTTACCCTTTGTTGGAATACCCACACTTGGGTTATTTGAAAAAATTAATTCACCAAATTCATTTGTTGTTACATAATCCAAGTTCATTGGTACATCAACAACAAAGGCACCATTTTCATCAATTACTTTACCACCTTGTTCTAATTGATATTGTTCTAATATTGGGTCACCATTAAGATTGGTATTTATTGTTTGTCTTACGGCTAAAATTCTACCAGGTCCTGCAACCATACCACATAAATCACCTTGTTCTGAACTTGGTTTACAATTGTTTTTCAAAATAACAGAATCGTTTGATGTCATAATTGAACCCATAAAAGTTGCAGTTGGTTCAATTGTTATATTTGAATCCCTTAAATCAAAATCAACTCTTGTTATTCCGACATCACAAATATCTCCTGTCCCCCAAAAAGATGAAACCGAAATACTTTTTCTTTGATTAACAATTTGTGGTAATGATGATAAATCAGCAGAAGTTTTAAATTGATTACCATCAAATTGCTTTGGGTTGCCAAGATTCATTCTAATTAAATCAGTTGGTCTTAATGAAAAACAACCCATATCAGATAAATCAACATCTAATATAACTTGTTGGTTTCCTAATGGGACACCAACAATCATATAATCACCAGACTCATTTGTTTTTACTGTGTACTTATAGTATTTTTCATATATTTGTAATACTTCAGTTCTTGTTAAAACATCTTCTCTTGTTGGAAAAGTACCTGTGGCAGCGTGTCCTTCATACGAAGGCGTGTATGGAAGTAAGTTATATCTATAACCATCTTCATTTTTGTCAGTAACATTCTTATAAGGATATAATGCCGATATTACAGGGTCATTTTGGTCAACAGCGTCAATTGGTACAAATACCGATACTTTAGCATTTGGAACACCATATCCACCATTAGCAATTACGCGACCAACAACAACACCATAGTCAGAACAAAAACTTCTGTACACATCAGATTGCGTAAGTTTCAATGATAGAATTTCTAAGAAATCAAAATCTTGGTCAACTTGTACTTTTATTGTTTTGTCGGATTGAGTACTATTTCCTACTGATGTTCGTATCCTATAACTTTTAGGCATAATTGTTCTTTCTCATAAATAGTTAATCTCTTATTTTACAAAAATAGTTAAAGTAATTTCCTTGTGAATATTATTGTTTCACACGGATACCGATATCTGTATTAGAATATCTAATTTGGTAGAATTCAGTTGGTTGTGCGTAAATAACATCATCAATTAATTTAATTTCTTTTGTTGTTGAATCTTGATATTTCTGTGCAGTCTGTGAGCTTGAATATTTACCACCAACTCTATTGAATACTTTCACATCTGATATGTTTACAACACCTTCAATATTTTGAACAATACTTTTAATTTCAGATATTAGAACGTCTTGACCAAATTCTCTTGATTGTGGTAACATATAATCATTAACTTTACTTACAATATCAGATATTATTGAATTTTGATTTGTGTTTTTTGTTAATGTAACGTAGATTTCAAAAGCCAAGTCAATAACTTTACCAGTGTCAACGCTAACATAATCATTCATCATTCTGTAGTTTGACAAATATGATGCAATATTAGTTTTTAATACTTGCGGAACATTTTGAGTCATTTTTCCATTAACATCCTGACTTAAAATAATAACATTAATTTTGTTATTATTTTCCAAAATACCAATTTTAGCAGGAACACCAAATTGTCCTGGCATTTTTTGTAGTATTGAATAGTAATCACCAATGGTAACCGCTCTGTTTTGTGAACTAAAATTAAATGTTACATAATTTCTAACTTCTTCAATTGATGGTGGATTAGAACCTCCAATCGCAGCAGTTACGTTTGTACATTGTATTGAGTTTCTAACAGCATTTGCAATTTCAGCTGATGAGCCATTTACGTCAAACAATACATTTCCAACTGTATTGATTACGTTAACCCCAACATTACTTTCAAGTCCACCACCAACACGGTATTGAATGAATAATGTTGTATTCGGTGTTGGTATATAACCCAAACTTAAATTGTTTTGATAGTCATTAATCCTTAAAGTTACACCATTTTGTGCAAATGACGCCAATTGGTCATCCGCAGATGTATTACCACCCCCAAAAGTTAATTTCATAAAATTTTCAGGTGTGAATTCAGTGATAAACTTGTTGTTTGTACGTATATATTTACCAACCTTTATATTCGACTGGTCCGTTGTTTTTGTAGGGTCAGGAATAAAAACCGTGTCCTCGGCTAACGACGGTACTTCATACCATTTACCTGTAGGACTTAAAAATTCTTGGTATGTAGGAACATTATTATATGTTATACCATCTTTTTGAATTATTGATAACACATTAATTACATTTCTTTCAGGTAAATATAAACTTAAAAATGGTGTTGCGTCAGCCTGTGTTATTACTTTTTTGAAGACTTTGGTGATACCATTTACCAAAACCTCTCTTTTTACAATATTATAACTTTGTACATTGTTTGAACCGTCCAATATTGGAATTACCTTTTGGTTTGGTTCACCGGATGAACTAAATGCCGATGAAAAATTAATATCGTTAATATTTTCAAATGTTTGACCCGCACCCACAAATTGGGAACCAGCTTTTAAAACGCCCATATAATCAGGATTTGGTCTATCACCCAATACGGGTACATTAATACTAACGTCACAAACGGAAATTGACGGTCTGTTACCCGGTATTTTTAAACCATAAGTTCTAGCTATATTATATATTGAACTTCTTTCTTTAGCAAATTCAAGAACAGTTTCTTGAATACTTCTATCAATATGATAATGTAAATTGTCTGTTACCGCAGCGTTTAAATCCATTAAAACTGAAAAAATTGATGCGTCATTAAAATTGTCAATTAGGTCAGGATAATACTTTCTAGTATAATCAATAAGTTCTTGTCTTATAGCGGCAAAATCTCGGACGGTATAGGATATTCTTTTCTCAGCCATTTATGTTAAATATTTATAATTATGAAATCTTTTGATTGAAAAGCATTATCACTTATTGTGTAATCAATTCTCATTTTAGCGGTATATTCCGAAGTATTTCTACCAGCGACCCTATAAACACCATTACCTAAATTTTCAGTGTTTAAAGTACCTGTTGATTCGTATTCATCATAAGGTAAAATTACTATGTCATTAATAATTAAATTAGGAATGTACTTACTAACATTATCCCTAATATCATCTTTAATAGATTCAAACGTTACACCATCTAACGGTTCAAAAATAAATTCATAAATTTTAGTACCAAAATCAGGTAAATAATACCTACTACCTTTTCGAGTTAAAATTAAATGAATTAAGTTACTTCTTATTTCTTGGTCGGGATTTTGCGACAAAGAAAGGTAATCCCCCTTTAATGAATCATTAAAAGGAAAATTAATACCATAAGTTACACCATTAGCCATTGTCTATAAATATAGTTGTATTCCCTTTTTTGTAAGCAGGAAAAAAAGGACAGTGCCGACATTTATTACCGCAACAGGTGCCCCGACTTAAATGAAATTCTTTTGTGAATACATGTTTTCCATCTTCAATATAAAAATAAGAAGGGGAAAGTTCTTCACTCTCCCCTTCAATAGTTGTTTTTATATTTTTCTTATTTAATTTCACAAGCCCCACCAGAACAAGCCAATTCACCACTCAAATCAGTTTCATCACTTAATTCAATTACTTTTGTTAAGTCGATTGACTGTAATTTATCAAATAATCTTTCGTATTCTTCTTTGGTACAATCTTCAAAAGGTGCTTGGATGTAAGTACCCCCGTTGTAGGGTAATACTGACAACCCATTGTAAAAATCCCTGTTATTCCACATCCACTCACCAGCTAGTTCCCAATCTTCAGGTTTTAAACTGATTGTTGCTGATACGTTATGACTGTTTGAACCAGTTCTGTGACCAGGTTTTACCCACTCTTGTGTAATTTTTTTAACTCGGTCCAACAATTGAAAAGGTGATTCAGTTCTTAAAATTGCCCCTTCAGGTGCTTTTTGTGGAACTGAAATAACCGCAGTATCATGTGGTCTGAAATATTCATCCTCAATCAACTCAGGGTGATTAATTGCCAAGTATTGGTAAATAGATTCGTTCTTACCTACACGAATTCTACGGATATAATAATCGTTGTGCCATGCGTGAATACCTGAAGATGTTCCCAATGTCAACGATGTTGTACCCGCTGGTTTAACAGTTGTTGTACGAGCTGATTTGTTAATACCAATCAAGTCAGCAACTCTTGCGTTTTCTTCTTTAACAATTTTAGCAGATTCTTTCATGTTATAACCCAACACAACACCCGAACCAATACCTGTCATTGATACACCAATTAACGCGTCTTTTTCGGTTGTTCGTTTCCATACATCTCTTAAGTAATGGAAATCAGTGTAACCTGCTTGAAGCGTTCCGATGAAAGCCGCTGCTTTAACACGGTTATTTAAATCATCTTGTGATTCAATGTCAGAAACATTTACCTCACATAAGTTACAAAATTGGTTTGGTCTTAATGCTATTTCACAACATGGATTAGTTCCCCAATCTTTGTCGTTTGTAAAGTAAATGCCAGGTTCACCAGCTCCTGATGCTTCAACACGTTTCCATAAATCCATGAAGAATTCTTTTGTGATTTTATGTCTAACCAAAGCAGCCGAATTGTTTGCTCTTCCTCTTTGTGGATTTGTTTCCCACCATGCTCCTGACTTACAAGAAATCATCTCTTGGTCATCAGCAGAGAACAATGAAATCAAAGCCGCTCTACGAATACCACCTGCAAGAACTGCGTCAGCAATGTGACATACCATGTCATGAACTTCAATTGGTGAAAGTCTTTGACCATCTTCCTTTGCGTCCAACATACCTTTTAATTTGTGAAGACAATCTTTTAAAGGTTGTGGTCCTGGTGCTTTACCACCTGATGTTACAAGTTGTGCGCCTTTTGGTCTAATATCTGAAAAATCAAATTCAGGTGTTGACAAATTTTCACCAAAGTAAGATTTCATTAATACTTTGATTGCATCCGCCCAACCTTCAATTGAATCTCCAACTAAAAATCTTCTTGTTCTATTTGGATTTGGTTTTCTAATTTCAGGTAGTTTTTCAACATGGTGTTTTTGTACTGAGTACCCAACACCTGTACCACCTAACAATAAGAACATGCTTTCAGCAAATGCGTCTAAATGGTCGATTGGTAAATAAGCACAATTGTAAATTCTATTTGGCGAAATTTCAATTGGTTTACCTCCGAATTGCATTGAGCGCATTGATGGTAAAACTTTTTTATCATAAACATACTTATATACATCCAAAATTTCGCCAGCCAATTGTGGGTACTTTTTGATGTGCATGTTCATGTTTCTAGTAACTAACTCTTCCCACGTTTCTCTCCTGTTTACATCAGGTAAAAATTTAGCGTATTTCATATACACCGTGAGGTCTGACAATATCTTTTGTGATGCGTCCATTTTTTATTTTTCTTTTTTTTAAATTTTAATTGATTGGTTGTTGTTGTTTTCTTTTCGCCAATAGTTCATTGACTCTGTTCCTATTTCGTTCTTCTTTTTGTTCTTCAAGACCCAAAAAAGTTACCGAACTTTCAGTATCAATTTCCATGAGTTCATTGTCAAATTTACAATTTTCAAACACGACACCATCTCGTCCAATTCTTGATTTGGTAATAGCTATTGTTGCGAGTTTCATTTCTTTTTGTTGTAAACTCTTTGCAACTGTTATGATAACGTGTCCCACTTGTGCCTTTTTAATTGAACCCCCCATTTGGTCCGTGGTAACAACATCTGAAGATATTGAACTTCGGTTACCTTGTGTTGCGGTCCATCCTGCCACATCCAATTCATGGCACATTGCTTCAAATCCTCTCATTACAGAACCTTCACTTTTCCATTCATCCCCCAAGTTCTTGTCAGGAACAACACAGTCAATATAATCTAAACTAATCATATCAATTTTAGTTCCTTCAGCAATCATCTTTCTAATTTGATTTTTGATTTGATTCATTGTTAAGGTATCAGAAGCGTATTTTTTTAGAATCAATTTGTTTGTTACATTCTCTTTAATATCTCTAACTTTTTCCATAACAACATCTTTGTGGAATGAAAGTTCATCAGGAGCGATTCCTGTCCAAAGTGTAAAGTGTTTTCTTTGAATAATTTTTGGGTTGTCTTCAAAGAATATTTGAAGAACGTTGTAACCTAAATTAAATGCGTGGTTACAAATTTTTGTTAGTACAGTTGTATTATGTGTCAATACGTAATCCCTGGTAACGAATAATTCGTCAGGATTAGATACTTTAATACACGTAGCATCTTCATTATGTGAATATGTTATTGACTTTACATACTTTTGTTCAACATATTTTTCCCTTTTATAAAACTTAGATACTTTACGTAATAATTTAAATGGTACAATATTGTTAGCGAACGACATTGTTATTGTATAAGCCAATTGACCTTCTTTTTTCTCCCCATCGTAAGTATAAGTCGGCACTTTAGTATTAATTTTTGCGGTACCACCTAATGATAGTACCAACTCTCTAACATTGTCACATAGTTTTTCAGATACTGTTGTAAATTGTACGGTACCATTTTTATTAACATATCCATCAGTGTCCATTAGACCTTGTAATAATGACACTCTATTCTCAGCAGAATTGTATAAATATTCTTTTGGTATGAACTTATTGTTTGATTTTTTGTTTAACAATCCATATTCATTAAGACGTTGTTTTATACCAGCCTTTAAATTTATTGATTTAATACTTTTTGTTTCGGTCCTATTGTATTCATTGTACGATGAATGTTCATTAAGATATGATATGTTATCAAACAATTCATCATCTTTTGTTGAAATTCTAACACCACTATCACAGATACTACCATCACCCAACAATAAACCAAGTAAATAAGGATTAATTAATACATCTTTTTCATTAAAATTAACAGGACTAACTACAGGTAATCTATAATTATGTCTACCCCTTTTCTTAATATCATTCATCATGTCAGATGTTTTAATCACTTTATATCCATAATTTGGTTTATAAACAACTTCACCTTTAACTCTTGTTTTAGACGTTCTCATATTTAAAGTGTTTACACTCCAAAGATGTTCCTCATCACAATTTACAAAAGTATTATCGGTAAATTCAACTTTATAGATTGGCCTAACACCTTGTGGATACACACCAATAACATATTGTTCATTCCCATCACTACCAATTATTTTATCACCAATTTTAATATCCCCCATTTTAACCCACCCATTAGGTGTTAATAATGGTTCTGAATTAGGTAAACTTTTTCCAACACCTGTTGGAGCTAATATCACACCCAATTCACCTTTTGCCAATCCACCTTTAAGTAAGTTGTCAATACCAGGTATTCCCATTGGAATTGGGTGTCTATAATCCTCATCTAACACTTGGTCCAAATTTGTGAATACATCATGTTCACCATCTTCAATCTCACCAACCTGAAGAGCTTTATTAACCATCTCTTCTAATTGGTCGTAACTTTCAAAATCACCTTTATCAATAATCTTCTGAGCTTTGGTCATAACCTTTTGAAGCTCTTGTTGTTTACAGAATTTAAGTGCCTTTTCAATTACAAATTGGTGTCCTTCAAAACTTACATCACGAATTTGTATTAGTGTGTCAAGAACTATTTTTCTTGCACTATCTGAACTAATTTCAGAACGAGTCAATTGGTCTAATGTTTCAAACGTAGGAACACTCTCATATTTGATATAATACTCTTTAATCATTTGTGTAATGATTTTAAAGTATTGATTATCGAAATATTTTGAATCCAACACATCAACAATCGCACGTGCGAAATCTTTGTTTAGAATAAGTTGATTAATTAGTTGAATTTGAAATGTGTTTCCTAAATATCCGAAATTTTTCTCACTTGACATATCTGTTTTTATTTTTACTTGTGTTGATAAATACTATCAAGCGAGTTGATAATTCATATATTCTGTATAAAAATTTTCACCTGAAAAAATGTCAGTCAACGACTTCAAAACATTTTTTATTTCTGGTCGTATGTCTACGGTGTATCTAGCCTTTGGTGGGTATACTTTGGCGTCAAACCCCCTATGACAAATTGTCTGTTCACCCATCTTCACATAAATGTGAAACCATTCAGGTCCATCGGTTTTTGATGTTTCCATGACAGATGGGTCATTCATAATCAATTCCGCGTTTTCAGTCATGTAGTCCAAACTTTTGTCTGTTAAATAGTTTTTTAAATACTCATCAATTTTTTTAATGTAATCATACAACTCCATACTGTTTTTAGCTGTTTCATTGTAATCTCTAACATTGAAAAATCTTTGAACTACGATGTTGTCATTGAGTTTAATCAAAAACTCCATCTTTGTTAAATCTTGTGTTTCTTTCATAATTAATTATTGTTATTGTATCTTTTTTTTTCTTTTCTTGTTAATTTCATAATTGGTTGTAGGAATTCCACCCAAGCATCATCTTGTTTTGGTAGATACTTAAAGAGTCCATCTTCAATCATCATTCTCATCAGATTCTTATATCCCCTACCTTCGGGGTCCATATCCTCTGAATAATAAAGTTCTACTTGTCTTTTAGCGTCTTCGGTCATTAAAGGGTTTGACAAACTAACGATTTTTTCACGAATATCGTAGTATTCCTTTCCGTAGGTACCTGACTTTGTGGTACCTGATAATAAATTCTTGAGTGGTTTGATTGTATCATTCTCTTCTAAAAGTTCTTGTGTTCTTGTACAAATGTAGTTAACATTTAATTCACGTTCAACTATCTCGGGAAAATATTTCAATAACTTAACTTCACCAAAGTTATATATACCTTCAATGTTATCCGATTTATCACCTAATAAAATTTTAACTAATTTTACATTTGATATTGGTACTTCAATCTTACCTAATTTAACCTTGTGTTTGTCTGTAATCCATTGTTTAGCAATGGGTGAGTAGATATGTACTTTTGATGTGATAAGTTGTGTAAGGTCCTTATCTGAAGAAAGTATTGTTATTCTTTCATCTTGACTTATTTGTGTGTAATAAGCAACTAAGTCATCACATTCATGGTCATCAATACCAATTTGTCTAATGAACATTTCTTCAAGATACTGTTTCAATCTTTCTTTCTGTCCATAATAAGATTCTTTCTTTTCTTCGTTCATTGTTAAACGACGGTTTTCCTTATATTCAGGAAACAATAATTTTCTTTGGGACGAGTTGTTTTTCCCGTCCCAAAAAACTATTACCTTGTCGTAATTATATTCCGATAGGAATCTACGAAGAACATTAACAAAGTGGAAAATACCTCCAATATGTTTTCCTTCATGGTAGAAATCTCTAACCCCATGAAATCCGATTTTAAATAAGTTGTCACCATCAACTACTAAAGTTTTTACCACTTGTTTATTATTTATTGTTGTTCAACTTTTTTTTTCACTTATTTTTACATTACTAATAATCAACACTGTTGATTGATGTTTTGTTTTGATGAATTTTCAAAATTCTGTTTTCAAATTTAATTCGATATCTTTCAATCCAAACTATTTTCCCACTACGATAGAACGATAAGATTTCATCATCAGTTAATAACTTAACATATCTCATTTTATAAATTAAATTATTTTCTTTACAAAATTTTTCAGCAGCATCTTTTTTAATACTAACTAATTTAGTGTTCCACATTTTTTTCGGTTTACACTCTATCATATATTTACCATTTAAAATAAAATCAGGGTTATAATTTTTCTTTTTATTATTGTGATAATACTCAATTTTATATTCATTTTTTTCGCCTGATACCCAATCAATATTGTATTTCTCAATAATATTAACCATATAGGACAATTCTAATAGACTCCTGAAATACCAACCATTATACCAACCTGACCAACCATTTCCCGAACCAAATGGGGGTGTTTTACCGAACCAATAATTTTTTTCACCCTTATGTGATTTTTTTAAAGAACATTCCCGATTCATATTATCAGCAATTTTTTTACCATATTTTTTAACCCACACTTTGTAGTATGAATTACCTTTCATTGTCGGATTTTTCTTAAATTTTTCACTTAAATATTTTCGATATTCTTCAGACTTGACCTTTTCGTAATATTTCAATCTATTATCACTTTTTTTTGATGTTTCAACCATTTTCAACATCGACTCTTTACTATGTTTTTTGTTGTAGAATGGGTTTTTATCTCCCACCCTACAACAACTCTGACATAAAGAATTTTTTTTATCGGCCCTTGTCTTCGCTTCTTTAAATTTGTAATTGATATCACCATTACAATTTGGACATAATCGAATATATTTTTCCATATATATATGTATATCGGTATGTCCTAAAAACATATTAATTACTTTCTTTTTCTTCCTTCAAATCAAAATCACCATCAGTACCGATAATTTCTTTCCAATACTCGGCATGTTCTGTTTTGTATTTTTCAATGGAAATCTTTTCCTCTGTAGCATCTTTACCTGCCAAAAATCCGTGTGGTGTAACAATAATCTTACCATCCTCATATCCTAAACCGTTAATATGATTTTTTAAAACAGACACTTTAGTTCGAATCGCGAATTTAACACTACGCTTATCTTTAGTTGCTGTAATTTTATTAGTACCCGCTTCTTTTTGATTACCGAATAAAAATACTAATGATGAATTTAACCAAATCGACTCACCACCCTTAGACTTAATTTTAGGTTGTCCAAATGGATTATCAGGTAAAGACACCCAAGGCTGGTTAATTATAATTAAAGTGTTTTCATGTTTTGAAGTTGCCTTTCTACTACCCGAAATACGCTGATTAATACCCATACCAATTTTATCAGCAAGGACACCAGCATTTTGCATTTTACCTCCTTTTCCTTCATAGGTCATTTTACAGGGAACCGAACCGACCGAATCCCAAATAAAACATAAACTATAATCTAATTCACCTTTTTCTTGAGCGTCTAATAACTCATTAATGTAATCGGTAATCTGTTCAATATAGTTGAAGTTGTTATTGAATATATAAAATCCGTCCCAATCTGACTCACCAGTTTCTTCATCAATAATTTCATCGCAATCGAAACCCATAAGTTTTGCGTGTTCAAAACTCCATTTTTGTTCGGTAATTATAAAGACAGGTAATAATCCCATTTTCTGTGCCGCAACGGCCGACTTGACAGCCGCTGTTGTCTTGCCAACGTCTGAGTGACCCAAGAACATATTTAAGTGTCCAATTGCTGGACCTGGAAGTCCAACCGCATCCAAGAAATCAGGACCTAAGTCAAAAAATCTTTGCGGTTTATATTTTGCTGAGGTAGAGAATTTTTTCTTTACCGAACTGAAATCATTTTTTTTAATTGCCATTGTCTATGCGTTGTTTGTTTTTTTATTAAAAAAATAAGAACATGGACACTATGTCTATGCAAGTGTCCATGTTCAATATATAATTAGAATGGTAATTCCTCGTCAGGTGACATACCTGCTTGTGGGTCCACAGGTGTACCACCAAATACTTCAGTAGCATCATCACCGTAAACATATTTTTTAGCTTCTGAATCCCAACGTGGAACTTCACCACGAGCAATTGCTTCTAAGTACTCAACAGGTTTCTTAGAGTAAACGTCAGCCCAAGTTGTTAGGTCGTTTTTCCAAGAATCCAATTGTTCAGCGTCTTCTGACAATTTGCTTGGGTCATCATACATTACTGTTTGAATTGAAGTGTATTCTTTTCCTTTTGGTGTTTTTGATTTAACCAATTGGATAATCAAATCACGTCCTTCATTTGGGTCGGTCAAATTACCTTTAGCTCTCCAAATTGGAATAATTTTGTCCAAGATACCATCTTGTTTGTAGTTGTGTTTAAATCTCCAAAATTTTACACCATCTTCTTCGTGGTCACGGTCAATAACCTTAACAATGTAAAATTTACGAGCTTTGTACTGTGCCGCCAAATCTTTGTCAGTTTGTTTGCCAGTTTTCATAAGTTCTTCGTAAACCTCAGTTAAAGGTGAACGTCCGCCTTCATTTTTGTCGGGGTCATAAAATTTGTTGTAAGTACCATTTACTTGAATTTCGTGGAACCATACTTCCTTAAAAGGAGATGAACCATCTGTAGTTGGGAGAATTCGAATTCTTCTTTGTCCTGAATTTTCACCTTTAGGAAGAATTGCCGCGAAATAACGCTTCATTCTGTCTTCTTGTGACATAATTGGTTGGTCACCAAATGGTTTTGTGTTTTGTTCGTACTGCGCCAGAACGGCATCAAATGTTTTGTCAGTCATCATAATTATATTATTTATCTTTTAATGTAAGATAAGTATAACACAATTTTTTCAGAAATCAATTAGTACTGTAATCCTTGGTCGAAAGATTTTCTAACACTCATCTTGTCGTAGTTTTCTACATCATCAGGTGTTAGAATATATTGTTCTTTTCCTTGTTGTCTCATTTGTGGTTCCTTTTCAGTGAAGAAATCAGATAACTTTTGACTGTAAGGACCAGAATCTAAAGACCTTAATTCCATTTTTTCTTCAGCGCTTTTTGGTCTGTATTTTTCAACTTTGTCTTCAATTGAATTAATTTTTTCAAAAATGGAATCCATTTGAGACAATTTACTTTCTAAGTCATTTAATTTAGACATCATTGAATTCATATATTCCTCTTGTTTCGACTGCATGTCTTTCTGTGAAGTAACTAATTCAGTTATATCTAATTCTTCGGTACCACTGCCATTGTTTTTACCATCTTCAGAATCACCAGTTCCAATTTCTTCTACATCGGGGTCATTATCAATATCAATTGGGGATGTAGTGTCAGGTGTTGATTGAGTTTCAGGTGGGGTCGCACCTCCTAAAGTTGTATCATTAGGTGCTGGTGGTGGGATTTCACCCCCTCCTGTTTCATCACCCTCAGGTGGTGGAGGTAATGCCGCATCTTGCTCAACAATATATGTGTTGATTTGATTGTATCTATTTAACTCCTCTAAAATTGTTTTTGAAACTTTGTTTTCCATAATTAACCGTTTAATAATGTTTTAACACCGTGAGGTGTTTCTACTTTTAATGTTTTGTTTAACTTCATAGTATTATCAACTCTTTCAATTAAACCATCCTTTAATCTTACAGTGTAACAGTCACCAGTTTGTAAATCACAAACTTCTTTATATCCGTTACCTAAATCTTTTTCGGCAATTACAGTATCTTTCTGCAAGTAGTTGTCCAATAAATTTTTTAAATTACTCATATTGTTTTTCTTAATAAATATAACAATTATTTGATTTAGTACAATCCAAATATTTTGGCTTGTTTATATGCCCATCTAACATTGCCAGTCCAAGTAACATAATTACTATTTTCAACATATGGTTTTGTTGATGCTCCTGAAGTATACCAAGTATCATAAAATAACTTTATAATCGCTTCTATTTTGTTATTGTCAGTTTTTGCATCCTTAAAATAACTTTGAATTAAATTTTTATACACATCTCTAATATAGTTTATACCGTCTTCAATGTTATCAAATGTTGCAAATGGTCTAACAATATTTTCACCTGTTGTTAAACATCTATATTTTTTGATTAATGATGCTGTTGCACCTTTTGGTGGTGTATCAACTATTACACCATATAAATTATTTTGTTTATATTGTAATCTTTGGGTTATTTCTGTTGTATTACCCATCATGTATAACATACAGAACATATATGTTCTTAGGTTTGTGTCGGTAGTTGCACCACTAATTAATGTTACAAGGTTATTAACGGTAATTGAGCTAGTTATTAAATCGGCATTTGTCATATCACCATACAATACGTTAACGTTTTCAAAACAATCTTGTGTTTGTGAATTTTTAGTTTGTACTATAAATCCTTGGTATGGTGTTCTACCTGATAAAACATAATTTTTAGCTGCGTTACCAGTTAAATATTGATTCGAACCGTCTTGAAGTGTTACTAATGTATTATTAGATACGAACTGTTTTACTTTTTCAGATAATTTTTTAGAAAAGTCTTGATTTATACTAGCTAATTCATCTGAAACTTTTGTATTAATACTTGTCGAAACCCTTTGTCCGTTAAATTCAGTATTAAAACTACCCGGTGATATACTATGTTTAACATTTCTAATTATATAAGTTCCGTTAAACATTGGCATGTGTCTTAATACAAAATACATTGTTGGTTGAATCATGACATTACCCAATGTTTTAACCGTACTAGTATATGAACGGTTTTTATAAAAGTCATACATTGATGTTGTTTGTTGCATAACTTTTTTTCCCGAACCTTGATTACCCAAATCAATTGTTGTTTGAATTTGTTCTGAAGATGCAACACCTTGTTCTTGATTAATATCAACCGATTTAAAAATACTTTGATTTACTGTTCCAAAATCAACAACAAAACCAACAGCTTTGTTACTGTTTTTTTCATTAGTTGAACCTTGTTGAAGTATAGGATTGTTTGTTGGGTTACCTAAATCAAAAGAATCACTTTTAAATGGGTAATTAGGGTCGTTATCTAATGATAATGTTTGTGACGGTCTGTCAATATATTGACATAAGAACTTTGGTGCCGAATTAATATAATCCACATAAGCAAATGAACTGAATACATCATTAGCATTATTAACAATTGACGAATTTCTATCAGTATTATTTGGTGTTGATTTACCATAAAAGTTTATATATGCCGGCATTACAAAAAAATTCATTCTGTTGTCGGATAATATCTGTCTAACTAATGACATTATTGAATTAGACGAATTATCCCATGTACAATATTTTCGTATTGTGTCTGTGTTAATTATTAACTCATCACCTATATCACGATTTGCTCTGTCGAAAAATAAAAATTCTTCAAATAGTAATTTCTTTTTAGTGTCTCTACCCGCAACCCATTTATCATTAACAGCTTTAAATAATTCCCATTGTTCAAGTTTGATAATATCACCGTCTAATTTTGAATTAATATTTTGAGTTTCTTCTTGTTTCAATCCTGATAATGATGATGGTAATTTACTTCTAAATTGTTGTTCAATAGCATTACGTTTGATTTCCGCAATGTTTAAAATATTTGTAATATCAGTTGCAAATGTTGTTGGATTATAAGATGGGTTTAACTTCTTTTGTGTTGCATAAATTCTAATTAAAGGATATAACAATTTTATATTACCACTTCTAAATGGTATTTGATTGTCTCTGAAAAAATCATAAACAGTAGATGTTTGAGTATATTCAATACCTTCTATTGTTGAAAATCCAACATACTCTTGTAACGCAATCCAAGCTTCAGGGTCGGTGTTTTTTGATTCTTGAACGGTTTTACCATCCACACTTGGTAACGGGTTTGTATCACCTGTGTACGATTGATATGTGAACGGTTGTGTTGGTTCAAAATTTGTATTTTTAGAGAAATAACCAAATTGTTGTCTGTCAAATTTTTTAGGGTTACCGTTTTTAAAATAAACTTTAATATCAATGAATTTACTTAAAACATTGTTAATGTTTGCGGCTTGAGTATTGGCCAATATTGTGTTGCTCGTATCAGTTTCAGGATTAACCAAAAACATTTTCTTAAAAATATTAACAATATTTGCGTATGTCGTATCATCACCTTCGGGTGAAAATATTTTTGATTCACCATCTGTTTTGCAAAATTCTTTAAATTCAGTTTCAAATGAATCTAATTGGTCTTTAGTAAAAACACCAAATAAATCTTCAATTGAGCTATATGTTGATGCAATATCAAAATCAGTTTGGTTTTCATTTGTACCTGTTCTAACATATTTTAAATATTCTAATGGTGTAGGTTTTTTAACTTTTGAATTATCAAACCAACCATAATTTGGTGCGTTCCAAAAAGTTTTAACACCACCGTTGTACATTTGATTTAAACCACTAACTTCAGAAATGGTAACATCTGTTAAATCCCCTACAGGTCTTAATTCAAAATATGTTTGTTGAAATGGTTGAACACCAGCACTTGGAAATAGGCATTTATATCCTTGATATTGTGGTCCAAAATCAGATGTGAATTTTTCAATAATATTTAAATAAGAATACCAATTAGTAATTGGACCTCTAATTTGACTAATATTAGTGTCAGATTTTATTATTAACTCTTGGCCAAATAACACATCAACGTCATCTAAATTATATGTTAAATCACCATTTGTGTTAACAAATAAATTGTTATTTGTTAAAATCTTGTAAAAATTATTAATAACTTTTGGGTAAAATCCATTTTGGATGGTATTAGAACCTAATAATGTAAATGGTTTCTTTCCTGAATTTGCGGAACCATAAATAATATCATATGTTTTTGTCGCCGCAGATGTAATCGGGTCATAGTTTGTTCTATAATCAAAATCCTTCCAAATTGATGATAAGATATCTTCGTTATTTTCAATATATTTTTTATAACGATACCATATTGAACCCATTTTTAGTATCCAAGCATACGGTAATTCATGTATCGCCGAAAACTTATTTAAATTGGCAAATATGTATTCAGTCGGAACACCGTTTGTTGAATCAATATATTTCTCATGTAGTGTTGAAAGTGGTAACGAGTTCAATAACAAGTACCCTAACTTTGCGTATTTTTCATTTCCTGATGAATCACCCGCCTCAACAATTGCATTTATAAAATATGGTGTATTTAATAAACTTGTTGTTTGAGTTCTTGTTAAATTTGTATCTGCGGTATACGTTAAATTACCTTCAGTATAAAATTTCTTAGACTTATCTGTAAACCTTCCTTCATAAAAATCAATGATAATCTGGTTGGTTGATTGTGTATTAACATATCCAATATTACTTGTTATGTTTCTTGTTAGTGGTACAATCTTAGGTCCCGAAAAATTATCAATAACTAATTTTTTATCATTAAACCCATAGCTTTTAACTGTTGAATATCTATTGTCTTTATTTGTTGGTTGGTCTTGCATTTTTTTAGCAAAACTTTCATCAATAAATGGATAGGTATCAAATATCGTTGTTTCATTTGTTGTGTTATCACTAATAACACTTTTAATATTGTCTAAACTTTTAAGTTTTAATGGATTTGTTGATGACGCGTTAAAATCCCTTGTGCTTAATAGTTTCCAACTATTGTTAACTTGGTCTTTTATATATGGTGTGACAAAATTTTGTGCGGTAAAATTTGTCCATAATTCACCTGTTTCATTGTTTGATGTTGTTTTTAAATAATTATATAAGGTTGTTGTTGGTAATGTATTACCAATAACATTTTTTAAATCCCCTGTTGGTATTGATTGAACAACGTTATTTGTTTCAATATCTGAAGTTGTAAAAACAATATCTTGATTTGTATTAACATAATATAATCCTGAATAAAACGCATTAAGATAAATTCTTTCATACATTTCGTAAACATAATTAACAACTGAATTTCTTTGTTGACTATATATAACAGGTTTAAAAGGTAATTCAATTGCATGTCCTGGCGTATACTTTACTATTAAGTCAGTATTTGGTTTTACGTCAGTTGCATAATCTTTTTCTTTTTCTAAAACACCCTTAAGGTATTCTTCAACAAATTCAACTTCGGGCCATATAACAGGGTTATACGCTTGTGTTGATTCACTGGTTGCGTTTGAGCCGGGATATGTTACTTCGTATTCAACTTTTCCTGATGTTTCTTTTTTCTGAATAAACTGAGGCCAAGGATATACAAAATAATTAGGGTTATTAGTTCTTGTTGTGTTTATAACATTCTTACCTTCTTGTGACGGATTATTAGTTAAAACGGATTTTAACCTTGCAGTATTTTCTCTTTGGTTCCAAGCATTGGTATGAACATCATCCATTAATTGATAAAACGCATCAACCGACGCCATAATGGCGCCAATAACATTTCTTACTGTTGGTCTAAATTGTAAATCTTGTACGTTTCCATTTGTTCTAACTTTGTCTTTTAAAACATTATTTAATCGTTCAGATTCTTCTTTATATTTTTGAACAATTTGACCATCAATATTTTTAATCGTTTCAGTTTCTTTATCTACAGTATAATAATACCTATTACCTATTGTTATATCAACATTACCACTTGGCGTAACTTTTAATAGTGTACC